CTGGGGGCTTTCTCTACTTCGTGAAGTTTAACCAACTTTGCGGAATAGGACAGATATGCCTTTCCCTAGAATCCGACGTCGGCAAGTGTCTGACGTCAAGTCAGCACTCCGATATCGGCATCCTGTGGACGGTTACTCGCACATCTACGTGTACGATGCGCACTGGCAATCCCTAGGCTATCTCAACTTCATACAAGATGTTGTTGGGACGCCTATCACCCAACGGGTGAAGCCTGCTGTGTCTGTACACATGGAGTATTCGGGTCGCCCCTATCAGGACGTTTACCTCGATCACGGAAATTTCGTGAAATGGGTTGACGGCTTTGGACCGCACATTCCGGTCGAAGTTATTCTAGAGGGAGAGTTTCCACGCCCTTCTCATGCCCAAATCGTGCAAGCGTCCGGAAGAGCTTTTACGTTCTTTTCCGAGCGCTTTCCTAGCAAAATCAGCGGTGCTGAGTTTGTTCAGGGGCTATTCGAACTCATGGCATTACTGCCTAAGTTCGAGCAGTCGATCACGAAAACAATCGCCGGAGGATTTCTAACCAAAAAGTTCGGTTGGGATAACCTGCTTTCGGATTTGAAGTCCTTCAGTACCCTTCTCGGCTCCATCCGTGAAAGAATGGAGTTCCTGAAAAGGACCTATGGGAAGCCCACGAAGCTCTACTACAGGGAACCCAACTTTTCTCCAATTGAGGAGCCTTGGGTTTATTTGTATGAGCCTTCTCGGGGGGTTGGTACGCGATTGACCTTAGAGAGTTGGAAATGTACGTACAGTGCTGGAGCATCACTGGTCCAGAACCTGTCGCACATCGACGACTTCATAGGGTGGCTGAGAGCTATCGTTATTTCCCTTGGATTGAACAACCCTCTTCAGGCCATTTGGAAGACAACTCGTCTTTCGTTTGTGGTCGATTGGTTCTTCAATGTCTCGGGACACCTGGCTCGACTCGCTGCGGTGCAGCCCGCTGAGAAGTGGGACGTTTCCAACGTCTCATCATCGGTGGTTTGGACTGCGCGATTCCGTGTCGATCAGGTGAATCAGAATCTCTTCGACTCGCCGACCTTTGACGAGCAACTTGGAGTTCTGACCGTAAAACGGTATGAGCGTGTAGTTGGTCTTCCGGTGGACTTGACTGTTTTCACCCCGTCCACCTGTACCCCAGATCAGCTGGTGCTGATGACGGCTATGGGCGCTGCCAAGTAGCAGCGTCTCCGGCCCCTCACTCAGCCTGACTAACTTTGTCAGGCGAAGCTATAGATAAGGAGAAATTCACCGTGCTGACTCAAAACCTATCACTGGACGACGCGAGTGGCGACGAGATTGCCTACAACCTGCAGGTTTACCTGCCGGATGGTGCCCGTCGCATTGACATCGCCTCGACCCCGACAGAGCCACGTCTGCTTGAGATCAAGCATGCTCAGTCGGGCAAGGGATCCGCGGTTGTCGATCGGCATCTAGCTTCGGCTTCGTTGACGAAGGTGGATTCTGCCGGTGTTCCTCAGCGTGGTGTGGTCAACGTGACCTTCACCCAGCCGCGGAGCACTGCAATCTCAAACACGGACATGTTCGACCTGTTTTCGAACTTGGTCGACTTGCTCTGTGATGGTGGTTTCGGTTCATCTGGGATGGCCGGGACGACTAATGCGTCAGCGCTGTTGCGTGGCGAAAGCTAAACAACTGCGCCTTCTCAAGGGAGTCATCGTCACGGTGACTGCGGAGCATCACCCTAATGTTGGGCTTGCCGAACAGCCACAGCGAGGATTACCTCGATCTCGCCTTGTCGGTCCTCGACCAAGATCCGCTTGGTATCACTTCGCGAAAAGACCTTGACGCAGACCGTCGCACCTTGTGCAACCGGTTTGCGAAAGAGGGTCTATCTTTCCTGACCAAGACTCTCCCTCTCTTAGGGAAAGCCTTGGACTTGGGTCTGGTAGAACTTCGCCTCCAAGTGCCACGTGAGTTCAAAAAGGCTCACAAGTGTACTGGTATACCTGCTTTTCTGCAGGCGTACTTTCGGCGAATCTTTGATGTGGATGGTTGCATCTTGGAAGATGCTGACCCAGACGCTGTAAAGCACCTGCGTCAGTTTCTCTTCATGCTTTACAAGCTCGAGTTGCCATACTCGAAAGCCTCGGAGCAGCGAGTAATCGCTAACTTCAAGGCTACCGAATTGGAACTCGAACTCGGTGGCGATACAGAGACCAGAGCCCTCTTGGCTGCTGCTTCCTATGTCGTCAGGGAGGTCCTCCAAGGGTTCGACCCCAAGGAGATTATCCCGAAGCATGGTCCAGGATCCGTGGCGACCGGTGAACGGCTGGAGGAGAAGTGGGTGTTTTCCCGCCTCTTCAAAGGTATTCACCGTGTCTACCCCTACTACGAGTATTATCTCGCGGGATGGGGGAAAGAATTGATGGATCGTTTGGACTGGTACCGCTCCCTGGAACGCCTGGAAACGGGGGTCGCCAAAGTTGTACTGGTACCGAAAGATTCGCGAGGCCCTCGGCTTATATCTTGCGAACCATTGGAATACCAGTGGATCCAGCAGGGTTTGGGACGAAAGTTGGTTGCTCATCTGGAATCCTCACGGATAACCCAGGGTAAGATCAACTTCCGAGACCAAGAGGTCAACAGAGAGCTTGCCCTTGAGTCCTCACGGACTCAGGAGTATGCTACCCTAGATCTCAAGGAGGCCTCTGATCGTGTCTCAGTAGACCTTGTTCGGGAACTCTTCGCTAATAACGAGGACACCCTGCAGTGCCTGCTTGCGACTCGAACGACGGCTACGCGCCTCCCCGATGGAGAGGTTCTTCCATTGCAGAAGTTTGCCCCAATGGGTTCAGCATTATGCTTCCCAGTTGAGGCGCTCTGTTTTTGGTCGATTGCGGTTGCTGCTGTCATGCGCCGGTATCGGCTGCCACGCCAGTTAGTCGGTAGTCGCATTTTCGTCTATGGGGATGACATAATTGTCCCCACAGATTGGAGTGAGACTGTGGTGCAGGGCTTGGAAGCGTGTAGACTTAAAGTCAACGCAGCCAAGTGTTGTACTACGGGAAGCTTTCGAGAAAGCTGTGGCATGGACGCCTTTAAAGGCGTACCAGTCACGCCAACTCGTTTGAAGCAACCCTGGGTCGAGTCTCGTAACGGGAGCACGTATGCTGCGTGGACTGCGTTCGCCAATCAAATGGAGAACAAAGGATATGCATTATGCGCTTTACTTGCCTGGAAGAAGTTGGAAAATCTCTACGGCTTTATGCCGTACGGACTATCCGACTCCCCCTTCCCGTGTAAGATCGTCTCATCAATGACTCAGGCTAGGGCCCTTAATAGGGGCCGTGTCCGTCAGCGGTGGAATGCTCAGTACCAGCGGTCTGAGGTGATGGTTAACTGCTTAAAAAGCGGTCGCCTATCGTCGACCTTAGATGGTTGGGCTCGAATGCTAAGGAACTTAGTGTCACCTAGCTTCGATGATCCGACGAGTGTCGTTCTTCCGAAGTCGACAAAAATCAAACTTCGGTGGAGTTCATACTAGTTTACTAGTATGATAATGCCTCGTAAGAGGCTGG